AAAAGCTCCTTGACCCATAACATTTGTTGGAACTGCTTGTTGGGCAATAACATCTGGTCTAGGTGCAGTTACTGTTGTTGGTCCAAAAGCATCTTGCAATACTTGTCTATTTATATCTGCTTGTGATTGCACTGCTTGTTGTGCTACCTCTGGTCTAGCTGCAGTTGTTACAACCTCAGATACAGCAGGTTCTCCAGCTACTTGTTCTGCTGCACTAGCAATCTCATCGCCACCTAAACCTTTGAAAGCTCTGCCTACTCCATATGACATTAATCCTGCTAGAAGACCTTTTTGTAAATTACCCGTGGTAGCTGCAGTAGTTGCTCCTGAAATACTAGCTGCCAATAAAGGACTAGCTCCACCAGCAGTTGCTGCTACAGTCGCTAATGCAGGTAAAATATCTCTAAGTTTAAATGCCTCTGGTAATCCTGTTACAGGATTGATTGTAATTTGTCCTAATCTGTTTAAAGCTTCTATTTCTAATGGAGACATGTGCATTAACATAGAGTCACCACCACGACCTTGTTCTGCTAAGTTTTGTGCTTGTTGCATATTATTTGCAACAAAAACATTTTCACGAAGCTTTTGCATTAAAGCTCCTCCACCAAATAAATTTTCTTTTTCTTTTGCCATTATCTTTCCTCAGTTGTTTCACAACCAAATACATTAAAACTCATATCCACAGCACTAGTATGCACTTTTAAAACATCTGCTTGATTTAATGTCATACCTATTACTATAGCGAATGAGTCATTAGCTGCTACTGATTTATCATAAAAAACGAATTGTTTATCATCC